GTTTCCCAGTCACGATCGGGTACGGTGACGGTGACGGTTACGGTGACGGTGACGGTTACGGTTACGGTGACGGTGACGGTTACGGTGACGGTGACGGTTACGGTGACGGTGACGGTTACGGTTACGGTGACGGTTCCGGTTACGGTTACGGTTACGGTTACGGTGACGGTGACGGTTCCGGTTACGGTGACGGTTCCGGTTACGGTGACGGTTACGGTTCCGGTTACGGTGACGGTTACGGTTACGGTGAATAAAATTAATTAATTGGAGTAAGAGAAAAATGAACGATTTAGTAACAACACAGTACAACGGATTTAGTATAAATATTGACTCTTTTGAACGAGGCAAAGAACTGGCATCAATGATAGCTGGCTCTGACCTGGCCCCAAAGGATTACAAAGGAAAACCGGCTAATTGCATGGTTGCTATGATGCTCGGTAATGAGTTGGGTTTGAATCCAATCCAGTCGTTGCAGAATATTGCAGTGATCAATGGCAGACCTTCTATGTGGGGTGATGCAATGCTCGCTCTATGTCGTAAGCATCCAGATTTTGAGTCAATCAAAGAAACATTCGATGACAGCACAAAAATAGCAACGTGCATTGTAAAACGCAAAGGCAACGACCCACACACCGAAACATTCAGTCTTGATGATGCAAAAGAAGCAGGGCTTTTAGATAAACCAGGCCCGTGGAAACAGTACCGTAAGCGTATGCAAAAACTCAGGGCTCGCGGGTTTGCTTTGCGTGACGTGTTTGGTGATGCACTACTGGGCCTTATCTCAAGAGAAGAAGCGGAAGATATGCCGAAAGAATACACACCTTACAGCGTTGTTAATGATGAAGGCTCGGAAGCATCAGTACTAAATAGCGCGTTGAAAAAAGAAAATCCTAAGCCCAAACAGAAGCCGAAGCAGGAGGAAAGAAAGCCAGATCCAGAGCCAGAGAAGGAGAAAGATGCTCCAAAAAAAGGCAACGAGGAAAAAGAGAATTCAAAAAAACTGACTTATGCGGAAATTATGAGCCAGATTAACCAGGCTGAATCAGTTAAGGAATGCCTTTCCTTAGTTTCTAATTCTAACCTGGAGCACCTCCATGATGATCAACGGGATGAACTCAGGGAGGTATCTAGTATGCGTCAGGATATGATTACTGGCTGAGCACTTATTTTGCTGCTTGATTTTTCACTATACTTGTTCAATGAACACTCCCCAATTAGATACAGCTTACACTCTCTACAATAGTAAAGTAGAGAGTTCTGGCTGTTTTTGGGGTTTGGATAACTATTTGTTTTTGATGATAATGACAGATAAAAACACAATTAACATGCTAGTGAGCTCATGTTAATTAATCTCGACTATAGGTCCTGTTGCTGCCTCTATGCTAGCTATGGCTATATCCTTCGCTATGATTGTATTCATAACTAAACCATAGCCCTGAGTCCACATGGAGCCATAAGCTGGAGTTACCCCGCCTTGATCAACTCCATCAATATAAACTCTAACATTAGTCGTACCAGCAGGATCGCCAAGGTAAAATCGCGTCCTGATTCTAATTTCAATAACAGCACCGGCGATCATTGCGGCATTAATACCAGATATGTTTGTTGTAGCAAGCAATGTCGCTGCCCCACCGGTAACCACAGAGTAAACAGCAAATTCATCTGTCACGCCGCCGTCGTTAAAACGAAAGATGTTATAACAGTCACCAGGGTCTTCATGATCATTATAAAAAGCTGACAATTCATATTGTGTAGCTGCTGTTAATCCTTTAATTAATGTAAAGCTGATTGTAGAGTATTGGTTGTCCAATAAGTTATACCTTTCCCAGATGGGAATTATTTTATTTACATCATATGTAGAATACTTTGGAGTCCAATTATCTGGGAATCTAAACATTCTATTTATTCTCACAGTGCCGCCAGCGGATGTTCTTGTTAAAGAGTATTCATTTACTAGTTTTGTTGGGACTACCATTATTCCCCCAACTCTGGTCACACCTCCTGCTGCATTGGATTTCACATACACAAAATTAAGCCCATGCTTTAAATTAGCAATAGGTTTCATCTTTGTATACGTTGTAGTTACTGGCTGACTCATCACTCCTATTGATCCTACTGTTCTATTTTCATCAACTGATCTATTATTAATTAAAAATGTTGGCCCATCGTCACTAGAGTCTATTGGCATGTAAAATAAAACTGAAGGCCTATCAATAAAAACAGGTAATATTAACAAGGATGTAGAAGCTGCTGTAGATGCTGGAAACTTATAAAATGAATTAGTTAATGTTTGAACAGCAGCCCCATACTCTGTAACAGCTCTAAGCAATATAGTATCTGGTGCAGCTTCAAATGTATTAAGTGATTCGTCAACTATTTTGTAATGTGGAGATCCTGGGAAAAATTTCACCGCTTCAGATGAAACTCTCTTAATTTGATTACTCATTAATGTAATTAAATAAGATGCATGTAGTCTATGACCGTAGTCTAAAGGGTGAACCTGGTCAGAAGTGCTGCTGTTAAATAAATCATTATACTGAATACTATTAAATCCATCTATTGCGTCTATCTGAGGCTCGCCATAAGTCAACAACTCAAGGTTGTATTTCTCTGCTAATCTGCTCAAAGCTGATTTTATTATTGTTAAGCTCTCATCACCGTTCCTGCCAAGCAACGTGTTTCCGAGGTGTTGCGTTGTAGTGACCGGTGTTTGCAATATCGGTTGTACTCCGCGAATAAAACAATCAATTATGTTACATTCAACAGCTTCGGAATATGCTTCTATTACAGACGCTGTATCATCAATGTTTGCGCTATCACTTGTGCCAAAACCTAAAACTATAGCTTTTACATCTGTCCATGACATATTGCTGCCAGCAGATCGAAACCATGTGTTATACCAATGCTTTAAACCAAATAAATCATTGTAGATGTAGGATTGACTATCGAATCCACCGTTATAGCAGTGCGCAGTAGTCTTGGCTGGCCCGATGGCAGCAGCTAAGCCTTGCAATACTGTTGGGTATGCATTCGGACTTACATTTATTGTTACCCCAAAAGGACTATCTGACCCTGTGCTTGATACATGCCCTGTAGTTCTATAGCCGTCTGTAGTGCTATCAGAGTAAAAGCCCAACGGCGTTTTTGTGCCGCTAATCCAATTAGCATATATTGATTGCATTGTGTGTATTTTACCGCCAAAAGTGGGTGGTAATTTATTAACGTCAATGTAGTTAATGTATGCCTTCATAGCGTCCCAATTTGCATCAACAAGCGCCGGGGTCGTTAAACCATCAGTTGATACTATGTACCCAAAGCACATCGGGGTCAGCCCAACAGTCGGCTGCAAGGCGAAGGTATTTGACCCGTTACCCGAAAGAATGCTATAACCGTCTGCGGTTCCTCCAGATTGATATTTCCACCACCCAGGCCCCCCATTGTTAACATTACGTTCAACAACATAATAGATTTTATCTTCAACAAGATTTGATTCATCATTTATCAAATCAGCTATAGAATCATAGATATTCACCCCATAAAACTGCACTAAAAAAGGAGTGCCTTCTATAGCTATAGCGTTACCAGAGGAATCGAAACCGAGAAATTTAGATGCTCGACTGCTTTTAGAAGGCAGCTCCATACCGCTGGTTGATCCTGTATCAGACTTATTCAGCCTTAACGTGCGCAGAATATCCCGCTCGTTCTGCTGCATCATCTGAATGATTTTATCAAACTCGATATTGACGGCTGCGGCTGTGAAATCACCAGCGGTTGAAAAGTCTGTTGAACGAGCGATAGGAACATCTCTATAGAGCGTAAATATTTCGTTGAGTGTTGCTCCTAAGGTCAGGGTGATCGTGCCACCAGCCTCAACACCGACACCAGCAACAGTGTAATCTGTGCCGCGCACCAGAGTAGTTACCGTGACACCGTCTACATTCGTTTTTTCAACGACTAAATGATCCTGGTCGAATATTGGAAAGTCATAATCAAATAGGGTTTGTCCCGCTGTGGCTGTGTACTGAACCCAGGCGTTATTGTCTGCAATAATAATTTCACTCATAATCCTGCTGCCCCCTGAAGTTGCAGTTGATATTTACGTCTTGCCCTGATCTGTACTTGCTCTTTCAGATCTGGGAACTCTCTCAATAATTGATTTCTGGCTAATTGCCTGTATTCAGCAGCCAGATCTTTAATAAACGCGCCTTTGTTTTCAAGACCCGCTTCATCACCGTCCATTAGTCGATTGTAAATTGCTGATAAATGATGTTTCCCGGTCACAATTTTATTCAATAAATCTTCAAGCCCTAACCCAAAAGCTGGGTGCTTTAACTCATGACCTGCAAGCACCTGGAATCGTTCGTATGCTTTCGGGAAATCTCTTAAGTTCATTCTGACCCCCATCCCAAAAGTACTATCTTGAAAAGTAGTAACCCGCGAAGGTTTACCCAGTCCTATTTGCTGTGATACCAGTTCTTTAGCAATCGGAGAATTCGTGTCCTCACTCATCCAGATCGGTGATATCCAGTCTGGCCCAAGTGCTCCACCTAATTCTATTGGATGCCCGAAAGTACTTCTCATTGCTGGCAGTTCATCAGATAGTCCTGGAATGTCCTGCCTCATAGCATCCATTAAAGAATTTACCTCGCGCAACTCTGGATCGACAATTTTTTCAACACTGGCACCCAATCGCGGTACAACTGTTCTTGCATAATTTTGTAGCCAGCGTCCTGCATACATATCTGGATTAGACATCATATTAAAAAACTCTGAAATAGATCTCACAAAAGTTTGAGAGGTAACCGAGTTACCAACTGCAGCAATGGCAGAGAGAAATAAACGATCAGCTTTTGCTTGCTCTTCTGGATTATCAGATTCAATCATTTTATTTCGCTGCATCATCAGTTCTGTAACGTCTGCAGACAGCCCCAATACCATGCCTATAGGCTCAATTGAGCGGTAATTTATCCACTGATCAGGACCGCCCTGGATAGCGCCTATATTGATTGAATAAGGAGCCCAGCCGGTATCTCTGAGCCGTGCGCGTTCACCAGGGGCAGAAGGGCCGGAACCACTTATATAACCGCGCATAGTGATATCTGAGAATAAAGCCATAGCAGAGGAGCCAAAGGCGAATTTAGCCAGCGCCATATCCTTTTTGGTGCCACCGGCTTTAACGTCTCTCCAGAACCCAGGCATTGCCAAAGCAACTGGGGAGCGCTCGAAACCAGCTTTGAATATATTGGCAGGGGTGCGAATAAATGGAGTCAGGAAACCCAAGGGAGCATATTCACTAACCATTGATTGCCATTTCTGGCCCAATGGCCCAAGCTTTTTTGTGAAAGTTGCATACTCGGCAGCATCACGCCCGGCAATCCTCATTGCTTCATCCGGTTCCATTGCGTACTTAGCTACTTTATCGGCAAACTCTGCTTTGCTGCTTATACCTTCCTGTGAAGCTTTTCTGACTGACTGGGCCCACAACTCACCGTGAAAGTTCATGGTTTTAAATAATTCATCGCCGCCAGTTAGTAAGCGCCCCCATACTCGGTAAAACTCTCCAACGCCATCAGCCAGATACCCCAGCCCACCGCGTAAACCCAAAGCCTCTGCGCTGATCGCATGTTGATGAGGGGTTTCTATCTTTCCGACACCGTAACCAGATACGCCGGTTTTAAATGCTCTACCAGCGTTTGTGAAAGCCTGCCTCATGCTTTGCATAGTTCCGAAGGCATAGGCCAGAGCTTCACCTTTTTGCACCTGTGAGCCCGGTATTCTGGCTGCTACGCCACGTTCTACAACTGACTGATACATATACGCTACGTTAGATAGAATGTTTCTGGCTTGTGTAGTTGGCCCAGAGAGCAAACCTAATACCCATGCCTCGCGCACTGCATCCATTGTTTTAGCACCCACACCGCGCCTGGTAATCTCGGTTAGCATTTCTGGTTCAGCGTTTTTCAGCGCTGAAACTTTGCCAGCCAATTCTTTTGCTACTTCTTCGCCGCCCATTCCATCTAGTGAAGACTGAATCATATGCAGGCGCTCCAAGTTGCCCGCCTGTGAAGGTATTTTTAATGCGTTAAGGGCTCGTCCTGCCTCAGCTTTTGCACCCACGAAACGCCCGTATATTTCGTTATGGACTGCCATCATTTTGCGAAAGGCCCAGAGGTTAGCAGAGGTTGGTGCAGCGTTGGCCTGGTCAGCAACCTGTAACAATTTTTCACCAGACGAAACATACAGATCCTTCAGTGCGACCAGTTCAGCACGATTGAAGCGGGCCACATCCATTGTTGGGTCCATTAACTCTTTGATACCAACCTGTCGAGCCAGCGCCTTTGTTTCCTCGTGCGAGATAATCCCGCCTTTGGCCTGTGTCGCTGTGTCCTCCAGTCTATCGGTCATTTCGCGCAATACGTTATCGATATCCTCCGGCGCATCGATAGTACGAAAGTTAATAACAGGGCGGCCTATGTCGTTAAGTGGGACTTGTGGCTTGGTAGGTTTTGGATGATAAATAAACTCAGTTGCGTCATTTGCCATAAGTAAATCATTAAAATTCACTTCTTCTTTTATTATTTTTCCTTTTTCACCTCTATCGGCTAAATTAGCTAGGTGCTCATTAGCTATATTTTTATCTATTGCAACAAAGTCATTAGGCCGAATTCCTTCCCCTATTGACGCCCTATAAACCGTTACTTTTCCGGTTTCTGGGATATTTGGATTTGCTTCTTTAATTGCTCCCCACATTCCACCAGTTTTATCTATCTCGCTGAGTCGATTCGATTCTGGGAATAACGCTGAAACCTCGCTACCTTTAGCCGCATTAGTAACATCTTCAGGGGTTACCTGGTCACCAGTGCGGTAAAGATAATCTAGCCCGCCTAACTCATCGTTGACAGCACGGTTCTGCATGACTTGCTGTGCTTCTTCTGGTTGCAGCGCTTTGAATTCGACAGATGGCTGGTCTGGTAATCCTAAAGCAGAGCCCGCTAGATCTGATTCAACCTGCTTTGCCTGCTGTGCTGCAACATCGATATCTATACCTGTAGCTTCTACTTCAGCCTTCGCTTTTTGTGCGTTCCTGGCTGCTTTCAATGTGCGTAAACCACCGACAACGGTGTGCACCAGCCCGCCCAGTGCTGCGCCTTCCAGTGCTATCTTTATTTTGTCCAGAACAATAGGGTCATCCTCGTTACTGGATAAAAACTCTGTAACTGGGTTTTGTAATCCGTCAATACTCTGGACTAAATCAGATAGTCGTTCTTCTTGTTTCTCCCAGAATGTGAAATCAGTGATAACGCCTGCGGTCAAATCAGTGCCTATAGTACCCAGTGTTGCGGCTGCTTTTGTGCCTTGCAGTGCTTTGTTGACCTGGTTGAAAGGTAAAACAAATTGCATCACTTTTCTGTAAAATTCACCCGTTCCTGTTTTTGCATCAGGTATCCCCGGCAACTCTGGCAGGCTGGCACCGGATTCAGTGCGCTCACCTTTTAGCATCAAAACGAATTCAGGGGAAAGGTCTCCTTTATCGTCATACAGTTTGATTCCGAAATCAGGAATACCCAAGTCATTCAGCATATTTGCCACACCATCAGCCGTATCATAAACACCCTGCATTGCGTCACGTAACGCGCCAATAGTTTGCAATGGGATATCGGTGATTGTTTTGGCTATGTACTCACCCGCGCTGACTGATGATTGATCCCCAGCTAATGGGTCACCACCAATATCACTAATGGATAGCTGTGGATATTGATCTTGCTCCTGTGTTTGCTGAATGTTTTGTTCTTGCTGCCGTTGTTGTTGCTCCATCTGTGTAGCGCCCTCAGAGCCTGTATAAGGCGCGTTAGTGTCAGCAGGCCCATTGGCAGCGGGATCACCTAGAACGCTTGCCCAGCGATTAGCAGCGGCCTGTTGTCCTGCTATTTTGCGCGAACTTTCGTAAGATGACTGTAAAACACCACCATCACCGGCTGGTCGGGTTAATATTGGCCCCGGATTATCAATGTTATTATTATCCATCTAAGGCACCTTTTAACTGGTTGTATTCATCAAGCATATTTTCATACTCGGTTAATGACTCAAGTTCATCCTTTAATTCCTGCGGATAGTCTGCCGGGTCAGTCTGTGAATCGACCTCTGGAAAATCAGCAAATATTTTACGGGCTGTTTCATCCAGATTAAGCGTTGAAAAATCGGGATTCATAACGCGATATTTCCCAGAAGGCTGAGGCGCTGTGCGCTTGAAATAATTAGTTAAATCTATTTTGCTCATATACTGATTAACAAGTGATTTAGCTTGCGTCATCTGGTCATCGTAGCTGGGTACTGCTCCGGTTTCTGCTGTAGTCTGATCATACCAGCGATCAAACCGGCGTCGAGCCTCAGCACCGCTGACAATAATTGGATCAAATTTAGAAAACTGAACTTGTCCACCAAATACAGTGTGAAGATATTTTGACACCTGCTTATAGTCACTGTCCGGTCCAGCAGAACTACCACCAGAACCCGCAACCTTTTCGTTCCGGTTTCTTAAATCTCTGAATGTTCCTGTTGTTAACTGGTGAGACAGGTACGCTTCACGAATTAAAGGCCATGCATTTTCACCCGATAAAATGGAATCCTCCAGACTTATAACTACATCCTTATTGTCATTCGATGCCCCGCCCTGCATGGATAACACTAGAGCTTTGTAATCTGACTTGTTTAAATCACTCTGGTTTGCATCCAACCATTGCCAATTTAAACCCCCTTCAGCCTGTAAACGATAACCATCCTTTGCTAGTGCGTCCTGCTCAGCACCATGCAAATCACCGCTTGAATCATCAAGCAATCGCTGTGCACGTTGCGCCCGGCTAATATCGGTTGTCATGCGCTTCAGTATTATTTCTTTTACATCTGGCTCAATGTTGGGCGTGTCCTGTAGTCGAAAACTTTCAGCGGCAACCGTGGCGGATGTCAAACCATCGTTTTTAATGACTCGATTAAATTCACCCATTGCCCTTTCGATAGTTAGCGCATCATCAAACTGACGTAGTTTATTGTTAATATCTTCAACACTGTAAACACTTGGGCGAGTCGGATCCTGTTCGTAAACCTGTCCATTGAATTCAAACTCACCAGCAGGCCCACGTTTTGCCAATTGCGCAATGTATTGGTCTCGCTCAAGTGCCAGATCGACAGCAGAGGAATCATTCAAAGGCATCATACGGGCCATATTTAAAGCCCCGTCTAGTGATGAATCTAAAGCAATCTGAGACTCTGCGGTTGCCTGATCAATGACAATCTTCTGATGCTGTGTGGTCAGGTCACTAATTAATGGCTGTGTAGCTCTGAACACTGATTCGCGGTAAGGCTGAACCAGGTCAGGATTTTCCATTTCCAGGTTCTGCAATACTTCGCTGGTGTAAGCGTCAACAGCTTCCTGGAATGCCTGCGGGTTTGCTGGATTTTTCGCGTGTAGTTCTGAAAGCTGTTTTCGAGTGTTGATTTCCAGATTTGATAAATAAACTTCGTTAGCAGCCCGATTAAATGACTCTGCAGCAATAGTATTATCCTGCCGTGGTCGATAATTGGGATTCTGTCCCGCAATAGTACCCAGCCTGGCAGAGTCCCTAACAACCTGATTATCAAGGGTCTGCTGTATTCCGCTATTCAGACGCGCCATACCCTGAGAAAACACCTCAGCAGCATTAATACCCTCTGTTCGATTCGGCAACGCAAGGTTTACCTGCCTGCTCAGCCTGCCTGATGGCTTCAACACGCGACGATCAACCATTAGTAGATACCCCTAGCGCTGCCACGGCGTTGACGATTGTATGAGCGTTCCAGTAGTCCTGTACCCGCACGCTGCACACCTGAAAACAATGCTTGTTTAGATTCTGTGTTCAATATACGTCTTCGAGCCTGACCCGTAACTGATGCCAATTCAGCCTCTTGATTGATCATATTTGATTCACGTCTGAATACAGCTTCTGATTGGTTCAATCCGGCTTGCACAGATCCAGAATTTAAAGCCAATCCGCTCGATCCAGCTGCAGCGCGTTGCTGTGCCAATGATTCCAGTAACTGCCTGCGCCTGGTATTAACTTCCTGCTGTGCAACAAGTTTTGCTTGCTTAGATTCCAGGTCTGCCTGATCAGCTTTTGACTTCAAGTTTTGCCTTTGCATTTGACCTGCAGATACCTGACCGAATGCAGTAGCTACACCTGTGATAATATCCAGCGTTTGGGGGCTAATACCGGACGCGGAAACAGGGTCAGCCGGATATAGCGTAGAAGTCGGAATACTGGTATCAGCTGTCATTGTTGTAAAGTAATCCACTGGTTTTAATCCTCTTTAAATTTGTATTTTCAGTTCAATAGCTTTTACCAGCATTTTAGCAGGCACAGATTGGCTAATGGTTATCTGTCCTTTGTCTGACCAACCCAGCAGACCCTCAACTGTTTTACGCCCCGTGTAAGGCGTGATAGGCGCATCCAGAGGGGAGCTGGCACCAGAACCGAATGACCGAAACGGAACCAGATTACCATTAACAGTAATATTAACCGTGTCTTGCAGTTCCAAAACAGCCTCAACAATGCGCTTTCTGCGCCCTAAAATAGTACCGTCCTGTAGTTGTTGTGAGATTGGAATAGTGACTACGGTGGGTGTGAAATTTAGTCCGATCTGATAACTTTCTTCGATTGAGGTTTCAAGCGTTATCTGTCCACCTGATACCACTTGATCTGATTGCACATAATCATCACCAATAACCTTAACGGTTTCACCTTCCAGGTGCTCCAGTCCGGTGATTGTTGTTGTGGCACCTCCTACGGTTCCAACAACCGAGCAGTCTAGCAGCGCATCACTAGTGAATTTCTCGAGGTATCGAACCGTTGCCCCATTGATAGTACGCTCAACAACAAAATAGATATCATCGCCATCGAATCCACACTGTAAAAACTTACCTGATGCTCCCGGCGTTTCACGTGGAACCCAGCCAGCCACATCCTGGTATCTGATCCTGGACATTATTGCGAGGCTTCCATCATCATCGTTCACGATCACTAATAAATCTGCTTCAGATGTGGAGGTTGCTTTTCTTAACACCATGTCGCGGGGTGATTTGAGTAAATGAGATGAGAAAGCACTGATAGCGGGTGCATTATATGATTGTTCAGTATCCACAAAAACCAGATCTCTAACCGCTTTTCCTTCGGCTTGTACAAACATAGTCAAACCAGATGCAGCTTGCGGTCTTATGCCAGCTCTTGAACCTCTGCCGCTACCTTGTTTGGTTATTACGTTTGTAGGCGTGATCGGCGAATCGTTGTACTGTGGAATATATCGCTCGTGAGTTGTGCAAAATATCTGAAAATTACGACCCGAATAAATAGCTACAATCTCAGGCGATTCATCCGCTTCTATTTGAAATTCAATGCCGTCATCATCAAGAATAAAGACGGTTGAAAAATTGAAATAATCATCAATTCGAGAGCCCCATAGATTTGATGGCAAACTTTTAGAGCCACCAAACCAGAGGCGGGAATCATGGATAGCCACAGTTTTGGGCCAGCCACGTGTTGAGCTCCAGGCTTCTTCCCAGTAAGTTGCTACAAACCAGTCTCCATTGGCAATACCAGAGGTATCAAAAAAAGGGATTTCAACATTGGCTTTAGCGTGTGTTGCGTCTATAACCTCGATGATGTGTGCATAACCGCCATTACCCTCAACGTGCTGATTCTCTAAACCAATAAATGAAAATGTACCTGTTGTTGTTAATGTCACCTCTCCATCGACAGCGGAAGGGGTCAAAGTACCGGACGGTGGGTAGTAATCTTCATTAACGTCAAATCGATAAGTTGGGTATTTATCAAAAACGATTGCCTGCATTTGCCACTCATCATCTGCACCTTGACGCTGTAATAATTGGGGTGGCACATCTTCATGCACACAAATCAAAGAATCTTGTTGGTGAGTCCAGTCCATATATTGCATTTCATCGCTAGAAAAAGCGCTATTTACATTGGTTTGGAGAACTCCTGATTTATACACAGCCACGTTATAATCTGTGAATACCAGTAAATAACGCTGATCAATCGCAAAGTTGAAGTAAGCTAGACGGGATTCTGAAAGCGTTGTTGTTTCTTCCCATAACGCAAACTCTGATAGTGACACATAAGATGTGGGGTAATCGATTGCCCCTATTCGCGCTAAACGCCAATAACGAGCGGTCACAGGGCCGGTTCTACGAGCAGATTTTGAACCAACTTCATCAACTTTGGGGGATTTGATAGCGTCACCCAGACTAGTCCATGATACGTTATCCGTAGAATATTGGATGAAAAACTCTGTGAAAGTAGCTGCGCCAGAATCAATATCAAAATTTAAAACATCAGCATGCTTAATTGTTTTTGCTGACCCAAGATCATAATGAACAACAACATAAGGATTGGTTGTTGAAATGACTGTAGTTGTGGTCAGCAGTGTTGAAACGTCGTCATCGTTTGCGTTCGCAGTCGTGCCACCGTTAGGGGCTGTGATAGTTATACCAGAGGTTACCCGTGTGATTTTGAAAGCCAGAGTATCGATATGTTCAAGACCATAGCAACGCTCAAAACCACCTTGCGGAAGCGGTAGTACATTTTTCATGGTTTCGGCACTGGCAAAATATCGATCAAGGTCTGATCGACTGATTAAAAGCGGGTCGATCTCGCCAGTACTAAACGTGAATTGTTGTTGTTTGAACTTCGGCATTATGAAAATCTCGCATCAACGATATCATCTGAAACGATTCTGCTATTCGGGTTAGTCCTGCCATTAATTCCTTTACATGCTGAGAAATACCCTCCCTGCATGTTTTCGCTCGGGGTGCCGAAAGCAAGCTCGTGATAATGCTTTGCCGTATTGCCGTTTTCGTCACCCGTTAATTGAGGTGCCAGAGCCGCACATAACGCCAATTCAACAAGTGGCTGAAACCATCCAGGAAACTTGCCTTCGGTCACATCGTAGCGATAATCGATTACTATTATTTCACTATTCGAATAAAGCTTATCCTCGAATATTTCCCAGTCCATAAATGGATTAATACCGGTATCTGTTGAGTTGAACACTGCCCAGGGCCCTGCAATCAAATCAGATGGGAGTTGATAGGCATATAGCCACTCATTCGTTGGTGATGCTGTGAGGCGTGATAACTGGCGCTTGCCGGTAGCAAACCGCCAAGGGTGCATAGTCAGCAGCATTTTTTTAACTGATGGATAAACTATGCTGCAGGCCCTCCCTTTGTCGCCATCGTCAAACCCGGTAATAATGTCATTTCCTAACCTGATTAATGCGACATTACAAATATCAATATCGGTTGCCATTAGTTGTAAAACCTCTTCTTATCTATTTTTGGTTGCCCAAATAATTCAGCCGTATAGCCAGACATGGAGAAAACCTTATTGCCCTGGTTCATTGCAATTAATCTCATGCCATACTGGTGCTCTTTTAAAACACTTGAATCAGGCATCATATGACCCACGCCTTTTAGTGCACTATCCACGGCATAACCATCCCCACCGGTCAAAGGACAACCGCACAGAATGATTTCATCAAAGTTCAGTTTTAATCCTATCAGGACAGCAGCACCGGCAGAGGTGGCAGGGGTATTCACAGCCCACCATTTATTGACTAAGGGGGAATAATCTCGACCGCCACCAGCGACAGAATGCACCAGGTAGTCATTACCCGGGAAGACTTCCTCACGACCGCGTAACAAATCAGGCAATATCTCTGGGTGCATCGTGATAATGTGATCAGAGCGAACGATTAAAGCAGCGAGGTTCACAGCTGCTGTTACAGCGTGTGGCCGGTGCTTCCAGATGCGATTAAGATCATCATAGATGCAGGGAGAAGGACCGCAAATTATTAAACATTTATGCATCTTTTAAGTACCTAAACTTATTGCTTATCTTGTTTACAAACAAAAAAGGGCCAAGACTTCCGCCCTGGCCCTCTTAATAGCATTGCGTTATTTACTGGCGTTTAAGCAAATACGCAGTCGTTAGTACCGTCTGTCAGTGTAGCGAAAGTAATCACGCCTGCTGTGTTTGTCAGTTGATAAAACAGCGTGGTATCACCCATAATCGCTAGCACTACGTCACCCGTCTGAATGTTGCTCTGAATACTATTAAAATATCCAGCACCTTCAACAACGGCCTGATTGTCAGCAGTTCGATAGACGTGCAGACCCCCGACACCCTTAGAGATATCGCCGCCCTGTGCCCATCCAGTAGTAGAAAAAGCCATAATAAAATCCTCTCTATGTTCGGTTAAGCTTCAGTACAGCTGATTTCGACAATACCCAGGGCATCGACACCAACAGCACCAGCTTTGAAAATGCCGTTACATAACCAGGAGGTCTTTTGCGGCACATAGTTGATTTCAGTTCTGAAATCCAGCCCGATAGCCATACCTGTGGACATTTTGTCATAGGCATAGCAAGTACGAACACTGGTAGCAACTGGCAGGCCACCTTCTGCACGGGTTTCCATAGTGATGAACTCGAAACCAACCCAATACTTGATCTCACCATCATAAAGCGCCTTGATAGCGTTTTTGTCGATAGTATTAGCATCGGTATCACCCAGCAATGATTCCAGTTGACTGGCACCCATGACAAAGGTTTGCTGACCTTTCTCGAATACAACCCCCTGCTCAACCATCAGCTTTTTAGCCCGGCGAACCTTTGAAGTGTTGAGATCTGAACCAGTACCGCCAATATCTGTGGAAACTGTCAGCGTTGTACTGGCTGCGTCAATAGCATCCAAGATCAGTTGATCTTCACGTCTACCGATAGCGCCAGCAATTACCGTTGCAAGCTCGCGTTTTTCTTCGAAATTCACTTCTGCCTGATCGAAAATATCAGTATATTCGGCTGCGTTCCAGTCTTCCAGAGTCGCGGTTGAGTTAGTGTGACTGACGTTCATTGGGGTCACGTCAGTTTGAGGGATCCGGCGTGTTGCAGTGCCTTTACCCATCTTGGGAAATCGATGAGTTGAGCCGGTTACACCTGTTCTTAGGCGTACTGTATTACGCAATTTACCAGTGCCTTGATACGCATGTTTTACCTGCGCATCAAAACTGGCAATTGCACTATCTGTTAGGGATTTTGACATTTGTCTTTACCTCTGCAAATTGAATAAAATTATCTCTTTTCGCAGCGGTAGGCCGTATTATTCGGAAAGGGCCGCTAGGGTAGCGGTAGGCTTTCAACCTGTCCGGGGCCGCCTGTGATTAATGGATTTATAAGCTAGATTTCTCAGAATGTCAAATTAATGGCAAAAAAAAGCCCCGCAATCAGAAGGGCTGTAAAAACTGAGTAACTATTAACCAATAACTAAGGTGGGTATTATTTGCGTTAGATTTTGTGTTGTCAACCTAACCCGCCTAAGCTCGCCTGGCAGATGACCGAACCCCAAGCCCTCGAGGACTAGTGCCTGATGAATTACTACCAAATACCTGATCAAATTGTTTATCAATTTTTGCACGATAGGCCGGATCTTCCTGGTATTTTGTAGATGCTGCTGCAGCATAGAGCTCTTCCTTGCTTGGCAGCCCATCACCAACGGTATCACCATCAACCGGGATACCTTGCTCGCCAGTGTAATGAGTCCGAAGTTTTTGCAGAGCACTAATACCTGTAGCAGTAGACCCCATATAAAAGATTTCATCATGCTCAGCATCAGAAAGAATACCGTCTGTATGCAGCTTTTCTCCCCAGTTAAGTACGCCAGTGATAATTGCATCAGCATTCTTTCCAAGTTTGGCTTTCTCGCTGGCTTCGTCAGGTGCAGGCTCTGGTAGCATTGGCGCGATTGCGGTTAGGTATTCACTGACAAAACCCTGAAAGTCTTCCTGTGGAATTCCGTGTTTATGCGCGGCTTCTCTGGCAGCATTCAAACCCACGTCATCCTCTGGAATATCCAGCTTTTTACCGTCCGGTAGCTCTGGCATTTCAAAAGTGTAATCTTCTGGTTTTTCTGGTGCTTTACCTGGCTTACCTTTGGCGTTTTTAAGCTCTGTCCGTGTGTCTTTATACGATTTCAGTAGAGCTGCATAGTTGAGCTTTCCATCTTTTCGGAATTGCTCGGGGACTGAGTTGAGTTCTGTTTCAGACAGTTCAAGGAGCGATGTTTCGGTCTCTCCCTCCTTTTTACCCTTATCGCCTTCTCCCTCACCTTCTTCACCATTGCCACCAGCAGCAGCCCGCGCAGCAGATCCGAGTAGACCCCCTGGTAGGTCATCGCTGCCAGTTCCGGTACTCGGATGTTGACCAGCAGGGGTTTCAGTTTCAGCTTCTCCACCGCCACCTGCTGCGCCATCTTTTCCAGCTTCTTCAAAGTAAAGTCTATTCAAGTAATCGCGTAACATTGCTTTTCTTCTCCTGTGTTAATTAAAAAAATTACTCGGTTTCTGTTAATTCAAAATCAAGTAGCGGATGATCATTTGTCCTGGCTGACTGTAGTTCGCGCTGTAACGCCACCAGCTGACCAGGCTGCTTTTTATTAATCTGCATCACATAACCTATCAGGTTTTCGAGTTCGATCATTTTTTCCCTTATTGTTGTGAGTTGTACAGTTTCTGCTTTCTTTACTGCTGCTTTCTTTGACATGAGTATAACCTCTTATGATTGGTTTATTTTGACTGCTCTGGTGGCCCTTGATCGACTAAATCAATGCATCGTTCAATGTGCCGAATGATTGAATTCTGACCCTCTCTGGCAAAGCCATAAGCTGAAGCGCTTTGGAAATCTCTACTCTCACTATCCCAGGTCGGGGCCAGTGTTGTAATAGATCTCAGCGCGTCCAGACAAGCCTTGCCTGCTGCGTTACGAAAAGGAGTGGCAATCACAAGGGCTTTATCATAAGCCGCTTGCTGCGCACCTGTATTAGCTGATTGAGTGGATTTATCTTCCAGCCCTTCCCAGCCTCCTGAAAGTAACTGATTAATCGTATCCATTGGGTTAGGAATTTGCTTTTCTGTTGTCACTTTATTTACTCCTGTTTTTGCGTTGTGCTGATAATTTAAGTTGTGTGCGCCGGTTACGTTTAAAACCCGCGTTACTAGTTTGAGCTGGCGGGTAAGAATAGCCGTGTTGAATTCTAGCCATTAAGTTGCCACTAGAAACGCCTGTAAGTGCTCCAAAAAATCGAAACATGTTAGTTACTCCGGTTAGTTAAAAATTAAGCAGCAAGCGGAATGCCTGCAGCCTGTCCAGCTATGCCTATTTCTGGGGCCATTGGTGCAGCACCTCCACCGATAGGAATAGCCCCTTGCTGCCCTTGCTGTTGTTGTTGCGCAGCCATTTGACCGGCCATCTTTTGCAAAGCTTCGCGCTCATCTGTAGACCTGATCAGCTTCGCGGGTACGCCGAATTGCTCCATGATCCAGGGGCCGATATCTTCCATTTTTGCAGATAAAGTCAGGATCTCGTTACCGAAACCAGCGAGGATAGATAGAGCTCTTACAACTGCTTCAACCTCGTTGAGATTTTGATCTTTAGCCAGTGGGGAAAGTACTTGGGCCTCCACGAACAACCCATCCAGCTTAATCTCTGTTTGAATAATACCGCGACGATAAAGGATGCCTAAGCCGCGACGAACCAGCGGCAATATAAATTCATGCATCATGCGACCGAACAAAGAGCCTCGATCAGTAGCCAACTCTTTGATACGCTCCACAATCTCAGTGGCAGAACGCACGGGGCCAGCTTCTGGCGGTAACCGGTTATCAAGCAGCATCTGCTTAATACGCATAGTCAGCTCTTCTTTTTCGAGCTGCGAAAACTGTAAATCTGATGGGTTTCTGAGAGACTGCAACGAGGGACCACGAGAACCGCCATTGGATGCCACTGGAATCACTGCGCCGGGCGCAATAACAACAACATTTGGATTAAGCACACCATCATCAACAGCGGTATAAACACCAGCAATATTCAAAGCAGCGTTTTTCAATACCAGCTCAGTGATTTTATTGATAGTTTTGATATCAGGCATTGCCAATATGACTGGGCCACGTCCGTATGCTTCACCTGGTAGCTTATTCAATCGGGTGATAAGCCATGGGTTTTCAGGATAATCACGTTCAACAAGACGGGTATTCTCTGCTTTGGTTTCTCCACCTATTTTCCAGCAAACATCATACAACCACTGCTCGCTGGTTTTGTCATAATACGTGGACTCAAATAAATCAACTTTTGCGCTATCGTCATCCTGTTGCAACTTTTGCATTTCTTCCGGTATTTGTGCATCACTCCATTGGTCCTTGATAACTCTAATTTCAATCTGTCTCCAGGTTCTGAAAACACCAGACACATTACCCCAGGCTCCCTCTTCAATCGCTATATGCTCAAATGGCACAGGGACGAATTGGAAAGGGCTGGCGTCATCACCTTCAAGAAACAGCATGGGCATGGTTCCAATCGCTAATTCTGCGTAGCCCTCTGGCGCTGCTGTGTCGAAATTAGAGGCCCGTAATGCTGCAAAAAATTTGTTATTTGCATCTTCCAGGGCTGTTTTAACCTCTGTTCGCTGCTTCTCTGGCACGAATGGGCCAGGGGCCATATCAACCCACTTTTGAAAAGGTGGCGTCAGATCATTATGCAGCCGGTTAACGAACCCGATTACAGCAGATTGGCCCGTTGAATCAAACATACGATCTACTTTCTTTTCGCCGGGAGTCTCGCTGTTTAATAGATTCCGGTTCGGCAGTGCATACTGATATGCATCTTCGTACAGAGAACGAAACTGATCTTTGTGTTTCAGTGCTCTATCGTAGCGTTTACGCAGTTTACTGGGGTCACACCTGACTGATGTTTTCTTTTGCTGGTTTTGTTGCTGCTGCTGTTGTGAATCCATAGCCATGACTTTTAACCTCGTAGATACCAGCTTTTCGATCGTGACTGGGAAAC